TGGCTGAACTTGACCGAAAAATACGGGAAAGCATTGACGGACAAGAAGAACAAGACAGCCGAAGAGAAGATTCAAGAAGCAGCGACCAAGGATACCCTGGACGCAATGAAGAAGAGTCTCTCTTAACAGACTTTGCCCGTCACGGGATATATGATCCCGATATGCCATTCGGTTTGTATATGTGGGAAGCCCGTTCGATGTTGGAAGGGTCTTTTTTGCGTGATGTTGATATGCGCCGTGATCTCATGGAACTTGCCGTCAATATTGCCAATATCCAGAACGCGAAGAACCCTAAGCGATCAGTTAAAACTGGCTATAAGAATATTGACAAAGCCGAGCAAAAGATACTCAAACGCAGTGGCAATCTAGAAAGAAAGCCTGATGTAGAAATGATCAAGAAACTCAATGCCGCATTTGGAGGTGGTAGCTAATGGCAAACGTAGTCGCAACATTCACAGCAAATATAGCACCATTTCAAGCGGCAATGGGGAAACTGTCAACATCTGTCAAAGCTGGCACTGACGCTGCTTCTAATGCAGGCCAACGAGTCGGTGGAGCTATGGCAAGCATCGGTAAAGCGAGCACGATTGCGGGAGTTGCTGTAGGCGCCATGGCAGTCGGGGCTATCAAGAGCTATGGTACTTTCCAAGAATCAATCAACAAGGCAGCCGTCATTGCTGGTTCCAGTAACAAGTCATTGAAAGGCGACATGAAAGACCTCGAAGCCGAAGCCCTATCACTTGGTAAAACTTTACCCATCAGTGCCCAAGATGCCGGAAATGCGATGATTGAAATGGCTCGTAACGGTGCCTCAATCAAGGACTTGAAGACTGAGTTTCCGGCTATTGCTAAGGCTTCTGCTGTCGCCGGTGCTGATTTGGCTGGAACTGCTACCACCGTTCAACAAGCCATGAACATTTGGGGCGGTGGCGCTAAAAATGCTGCTAAAGATTCAGCTATCTTGGCCTTAAATGCTAACATGTCCAATGCCGAAGTCGAAGACATGGGACAAGCGTTTGCTAACGTTGGCTCAACTGCTGCCACATTGGGCATTGGCATCAAAGACACGTCAACTGCCATTGGGCTAATGAGTAATGCTGGTTTAGGAGCGGCACAAGGTTCTCAAGACTTGTCTCACGCCTTAACATTAATGGCTCGCCCGTCTAAAGTGGCTGCCGGCGAGATGCAAGAATTGGGTATCACTTACACAGACGCTCAAGGCAAATTCAAGCCGTTCCCACAAATTCTAAAAGAAGTTGCTAAAGCAACTGATGGCATGTCTAAGTCTCAAAAAGTTGCGGCATTGACTAACTTATATGGTGCTGCGGGTGCCAAAGCTATGCTGCCGTTACTTATTCAGACTGAGAAAAAAACTAAGAGTGGAAAGTCCGGTTGGGACGCCTATTCTGATTCTCTAGGAAAAGTCAGCAGCTCATCCAAGGCCGCGAATAAATATCTGTCTGACAACGCTAACAACATGACAAAAAACGTTGGTCAGTCAATTGATCAGATGAAAGACGCATTCGATGCTGTTGTCAAAACTAGCATTGGTACAATTGCGCCACAAATTCAATCAGTGGCTAACGCGTTGGGTAATTTTGCAACGTGGCTTAACAAATCCAAGAGCCCAATGGCTTCTTTTGTTAAAGGCTTGATTGCTTGGTCACCAGTGATCGCGATCGCATTGGTGGCTTTTGGCCTATTGTCAAGTGGACTAGGAAAGCTGATAAAAACAATTAGTGCACCAGTCAGGCTAATTAAAGGATTAGGGAAGAGTGCATCAAGCCTGCCTAAACCTATGAGCGCATCTGCTGGTCAGATTGCTGCAATGGGCGCAAAAGCCGCCGGTGCTGGTCTTGGCATTGGTCTGGCAGCAGCAGGATTTGCTGCATTGGCATTCGGTGTTGCTGCTTTAGCTAAGACTGGTACTGCTGGTCTTGTGGCATTAGCGGCCATGACAGCTTCAATTGTTGTCATTCTTGGGGTTCTAAAACTGGTTGCCCCTACACTAACTGCAAACGCAACAGGGCTTCTAGCCATGGGTGCAGCGGTTCTGATGGCATCAGTTAGTATTGCTCTATTGGTTACCGCATTAACTAACTTCCAGAAAGCTGGCGGAAATGCAACAACACTTGTGTTGGCAATTGGTGTTGCCATCGGTGGCCTTGCATTGATCTTCGCTGTTGTCGCGCCCGCATTGACTGCTGGGGCTGTCGGCATGTTAGCGTTTGGTGCAGCTGTCTTGCTTGTCGGTGCAGGGATTGCATTAGCAACCGCTGGGCTTGCCTTATTGGCTACTCAACTGCCGACAATTGCAACCTATGGTACTTCTGCCGCTGTCGGCATTCTGGCATTAGGCGGAGCACTGATTGTGTTCGGTGCTGGCGCATTAGTTGCTGGTGCAGGTGCTATTGTGCTCGGGGCAGGGTTGGCCGTTGCCGCTGCTGCCATTGTGCTTGCGGGAGTTGCAGTTGTTGTTCTGGCTGCTGGAGTGGCAGTATTAGCAGTCGGTATTGCACTTGCAGGGGCTGCTAGTCTGCTTCTTGGAGCGGGATTAGCTTTGGTGGCTGCTTCTGGAGCCGCTGCTGGTGGTGCATTACTAGTTGCAGCCGCCGCTGGTGCTGCAAATGCGGTCGCTGATGCGGCCGGTGCAGTTGCAGCTTTGGCATATGGAGCTGCCTTAGTTGTCTTGGCTGCTGGTGGTACCTTGGCCGGTGCCGCTCTCGTTGTATTAGGCGCCGGTGGTGTTGCCGGAGGCGCAGGGCTTGTTGTACTTGCCGCTGGTATTGCGCTTGTCGGAGGAGCGATCAAGATACTTGCTTCTGGTTTGCAAAGTCTGGGGTCAGTTGTAAGTAGTATCTTCCACGGAATAGTTAGCACGATAAGCGGATCAATGAGCAGCGCTAAAGGCGCTGTAAGCGGTGGAATTAGCGGCATCAAAGGACTATTCAGCGGTGCTGGTAGTTGGTTGATAAGCGCAGGCAGGAACATCATCAGCGGTCTCATTAGCGGTATTGGTGCGATGGCTGGTGCATTGTGGAGTAAAGTTACAGGTATTGCAAGTGGAATTACTAGCAAGATAAAAGGAGCATTAGGGATTCATTCTCCTTCACGTGTTATGGCTAAACAAGTTGGGAAATATATTCCCGCTGGTATTGCAGTTGGTATTGATCGCAATTCTGGACCGATAACTTCTGCGCTCAATAGTGTAGCCGGTAACATTTCAAGCAGTATGCAGATGAATCTTAGTAACCTGTCCGCTGCCGGTGCACAGTTCAGCTCTGGCGATGTCACTCAGTCGATTGATGCCAGTGAACGTATTACACCTAACGTTTACGTTCAAAACAACGTTGATAAGAATGGTATTAATAGCATGGTCAAGGAAGCGGACGCTAATGATGCAGCCGTTAGCAGCTACTTTCGGCCGATTGGAGGGTAGTATATGGATCTATTAGTTGAAAAGCTTGATGGTAGCCGATACTACCTGAGCCAATACAAGGTGTTGATAACCGACTTCGAGGAATCGGCACCATCGGTCACTCGAAACAACAAGCAGCTTGATCAGCGAAACGGCAATATCGATTTCGGAGGTTGGCATACAGACAAAACAATCAGTATCACCGGCTACTACCGTGCTGATGATATAGACGAGGAAGAAATTCTTCGTGAGAAGCTGTATGCGCTGCTTTCCGATCCGGACGGCTATTACATTACACAGCTAAAAACATTGCCTGACGCGGCCGTTGAGAGGCCAGGAGAGACATCTGGCAATTACTACGATAAGTTGAAAGATTATCCATCGCACAAGCGTTTTCTTGTTTATACAGAAGCGCCTGAAATGGAGCTTGTTGGCAACGTCAATGGGACACTCTTGTATAAGCTAACTACTGAATTTAAGACGATGAAGTTACCTTACGGTGAAACACCACCGGCCGATATTGATGTTGTCAGCAATGTCCCATACCGAGGAACGGTTCCATGCAATCAGCTAGAACAAGGGTTCTCTATTAGGCTAACCGCGACCGGTTCGGCGTCTTCATTGTCGTTCAAAATAGATGATACTGAACTGACTTCTAGCAATGCTGTTGCCGCTGGCGATGTGATCTTACTGAATGGATTTAGTTATACACAAAATGGGCTGAGCATCGTCAGCAAGACGAACAAGGTCTATTTTGTTTTGCAACCAGATAAGCCGAACCGAATCACTTACAATGTACCGGGCACAGTCCGGATTCTCGGTTTTCAAAATCTATACGCATAGGAGGCGTGATTATTGATTACATTCACAGACGTTGAGAATAATGAATATCAGGCCCAGTGTGAGATTGAGAAAACCGACGCGGTGAATGGTGAGAAGTCATTATCTGGGACAATCTATTTTGGCCAAGATGTTAAGGCAAACATCGCCAAAGGCTGGACGTTATCGTTTCTTGATGAAGAATATGTTGTTGTCACATACACGAAGAATGATAAAGAGAACACGGTGGCATTTAGTGCCGTTCAGGCATTCTTCTACAAGATGAGCAAGACTGGCTTTTATGAGAAATGGAACGGCTCGCACCCGTTCGCCAGCTATCTCGATGCTTTGTTTGCTGGCACTGGGTACACGTATGACAATACAGCCTCAGTCGCAGCTTTTGAAAAGCAAGACTGGGGCATGAGTGACCGTCTGTCACTGTTCAACGACATCATCGATCAAGCAAGCGTTGAGTTCTCGGTTGAAGGCACAGTTGTTAATGTCGTGCCAGCTATGGGGTCTGATCTTTCCACAATCGTTCGCAAAAAGTTCAATCTGGACACAGCAGAGATTCAGACTGATAACACAAGTTTTGCCACCTATGGCCGCGGATATGGTGCATACAGCAAACCAAATGACACCACAAGCAGCCGTTTAGAAGTTGAGTACAAGTCGCCACTGTATGATTACTACTATCCGAAGTTTGGTGCCATCGAAGCGGTACCAGTTGCTGATGAGCGCTATACAATTGCCGACAACTTGCTGGCTGCTGTGAAAGAGAAAGTTGACAAGAGTTGGGCAATTTCACTAACGCTTAATCTTGTTGACTTGCAGTCTGTCGGCTACAAATACGCGATGGCCAACCCCGGTGACTACATTACGGTGATTGATGAGAACCTTAACTTCAGTGACAAGGTTAGGATCATCAAAGTAACCAGTGATTACGATATTCGCGGCACACGAACCAAAACGGAAGTTGAATGTGGCAGCCTGTCATTTGCTGAACAACAGAAGACATCACAATCAACACTATCTAACGTAGCCGCTGGCAAGATTCCAGTGCCTAATGAATGGCTAACATCTCAAGTCCAGCTTGCGACAAACAGTCTTCTCGCAGCACGAACAGAACTTAGGTTCACTGATCAAGGAATTATCGCTGTTGACAAGTCAGACTCAAACAAGGTTGTTATCCTTAACAGTGCCGGCCTAGGCGTGTCTACAGATGGAGGCCAAACGTTCAAAAGCGCCATCACTGCTGATGGTGTCGTTGCTGACCGGCTATTTGGCAACCTTATTTCCGGCATCACCTATGAAACCAAAGATGCCGCCAGCGGATATACAATCCGCCTAAAAGGCGGAGCCATGGAATTGCTAAAGGGTGACGATCTTGTATCTGGTATCAACCAAAACACTAGCGGCAGTACGTTCAATAACTTTGAGGGGCATACACTGAGCTTATCTCAAACAAATTCATCAGGGTTATCAACTGAGATACTTGCGATACCGAGCACTTCGACACACGACAGCCCGCAGCTATCTATCTACGGTAAAATAAACACATGGCTAAAATTTTTGAATAACGGTATGATTCGAGCTGATAACGTGTTGATGTTGGGTTCATCTGATGAAACCGATATTGGTTTTTTTGACGGTAGTACGTTTAGAAATCGAATTGTCGCCAGTTCCGCGGGAGTAAAAATGTGGGGCGATTTCAACCTTTACAACGGGTCAAAGAACGCAGTCCAAGTCACTCGTGACGGTGTTCGCGCTACCCCAGCATACGAGTTAGCAGAAAACTATGTCGGCGATATTGGCGAGAGTAAAACGGGCGATGACAAAACAGTGCGAGTGGCCATTGATCCGCTCGTTTTTGATTTGATTAACACGGATAAGCCTTATCAAGTGTTCTTGACAGCTTACAGCGATGCACATTTCTGGGTTTCCGAACGTGGTAAGGGCTACTTCATCGTTTCGTCAGACAGCCCTAATTCATCGTTTGGTTGGGAACTCAAAGGCAAGCGCCGAGGATTTGAGGATCAGCGCCTCGTTGATACAAAAGACACTTACAAAGATTTGGAAAAAATGGAGGGACTGATACCAAATGGCAATCAGAACGTATAAAGTAACGCTTGATTCAAAAAACTCTATCGCCCCTGAGCCTGTATATTTGCGGCAGGGAGACAAAACGGGCGCCGTGGTGATTGATGCCACGCTTATGGACAACGGTGCACCTGTCTCTCTTGACGGTATAACACCAATGTTCAAAGCCAACACGGCTGATGGCCAAGCGGTAATTGCTGATAGTACCGGATTCAATATCGTTAATGCTTCTGGTGGTGAACTCATTTATCAAGTACCAAATGCGCTTGCTGCTGTTCCAGGGAAAATAACAACGGCCTATTTCAGTTTCTCGGATTCTTCCGGTTCGGAGTCGACATTTGATGTGGCCTTCATCATCAAGAAAGCAGTCGATATCACAAAGCCTAAAGCTGATGACTACATCACTATCATTGATGGCACATTGCAACCTTTACAGCAAAAAATAGATGCAATGAACACTGATTTTAAAACAATCCTTGACGCTTTCAACCGAGGCAATTTCTACAACAGAACACAGACTGATAGCAAAGATGCTGCGACTCTTGCAGGCGCAAAAAACTATTCAGATGCCGGAGATGCATCTACTTTGGCCAGTGCAAAGACATATGCAGATACACAAGATGACAAAACGTTGGCAAACGCAAAAGCATATGCAGACAAGGCTGGCTATGTGGCACCTCAAACTATGTCAACAATAAGTGGCGTAGGCGTAGTACAATCACCTGATTCGCCTCTAATTTTTTGGAGGCAAGGTCATACCGTTTTTATAGGCGGTTCAAATGCCGCATTTCCTTCATCTAGAGGCAATGTTGCTTTTTGGAACATTCCTAATGGATTCAGGCCCGCTCATGACCAATATGCAAATTTATTTGCAGGAGATACTGTGTATCATGTCATGATCCTTATGTTCGCCTCAAACGGAACAGCTTATATTAAGTACAATGATAACAACTCTAGCAACTATTCTTTTTGTGGGGTTAGCTGGTTTACTAACGATCAAATGCCATCATGATCACCCCAGATCAATACAATCAAATTACAGTCAGTGACTATGTCGCCAGCAAAAGCTAGCGGCTATTTTTATGGAAGGAAGTGATGACAATGCTAAATAAAATCAGAGATCACCCGACACACACAGCACTCGCCATTGGCATGATTGCCATCGGCTTGTTTCTACTCATCAATGACCATTATTTCATCTGGCCCCCACATTACTCTGACTGGTTAAACGATGACATTGTGGGGTTTTTGTTTGTCATTGATGGACTCGGGATTGGGGGTTGGGTGCTATGGGAAACACAGTTAGCGGTGACCAATCGTCTATTGCTCACAACTACCAGCTTTTTAATGTCGTTCTTGACAATACTGCAATTCCTTACCTCGATCTCAACTGGAATCTACTCAAATTGGATCAGCAATGCGATCATAACAGCCTTCGTGCTGATTCTGGCACGAAGGAGTGACAGCCGTGACAGCAGCGATAACTAAAATCATTGTCGATTCTACTCCATACATTGCAACCATCGTTCCAACGCTTATTGCTTATCTGACCTACCGCGAGGGTAAACGGAAGAACAGGCATGATGAGCTTGAGGATATGAACGACAGATTACGCGCAGAAAATGACCGCTTGAGGCGTGAGAATGAGCGCCTCAGAAAGGAGACAAGCAATGAGGAAGCTATATCTTGGCAACGGCGATAAGCAGTTTAAATTTGCCGATACCACAACTGAAATACATTTGAATGCGTTCGATGATGGTAGCGCAGCGGCCCTCACAGCAGATGCAAAGGTAAGAATCAAAAACGGCTCTGGCTATCTGCTGGGGATAAGTGCCAGTATCACGGACAACCATGCTGTCATCACTAGTGGCCAATTGGCTCAGTTGCCAGTAGGCAGCTACTTGTTAGAACTTTGGAATCCCGTTTCTGGCGGTACAGCAATCTACCCTAGTGATGGATTTTTGGCACTTCAAATCAACGAGAACGTTACTAGTCTTTCTGGGGGACTCGTCAGCAGCATTACAGTTGATGACTTTATTAAGCAGTTCGGCAGCCTAAGCGAACAGCTCAAACAGGAAGTTGCAGTTGCTATTGCCAATGGCCTGAAAGGCGATAAGGGTGATGATGGCCTATCGGCTTACCAAATCGCGGTCATTAATGGCTATAAAGGCTCGCAAGCGGAATGGCTGGCCTCTCTCGTTGGCGCTAAAGGTGACAAGGGTGATAAAGGCGATCCGGGGAAAGACTTCAAAATCGTAAAGACGTTCCCGTCCATCGATAAAATGAATGGTGATGGCTTCTCTGATGGTGATTTCACCATGATTGCGAGTGATGTCAATGATCCAGATGACGGTAAACTTTACGTTTGGAACGGCACCAGTTTCACCTATATTGCCGACCTAAGCGGTTCCCAAGGAATAAAAGGCGACAAAGGCGACAAAGGTGACAAAGGTGACAAAGGCGACACCGGAGACCAAGGGCTATCTGCATATCAGGTTGCCGTCAATGCTGGCTTCTCTGGCAGTGTCAATCAATGGCTGGCCTCTCTCGTTGGCGCTAAAGGTGACAAGGGTGACAAAGGTGATGATGCCGTCATCAATATCATCTCGCAAGCAGATTATGATAAATTGGCTGACAAGTCAGGCGTTTACTTTATTGAGGGGTGATTAAATGCCAACAATCAATGGTAAAGCGTGCGTTGTAGATGGCAAGCCCGTGGACAAGGTATACAGTAATGGCGCAAAAGTATATGGTAGAAACCTGCTGACAGGGACAAGTAACACACAAGATTACACTATTAGCAGAAATGGTTGGGTTAATTTTTCTCAGTCAAGCAATGGTATGAGTAAGTCAATACCAGGAACTCAAGGAGCAAGCTATACGTATTCTGCAATCGTTAAAAGTGCGACATTCGGTTTTTCACCAAAGATACAGTTCTATGATATTAATAAGAATATTATAAAAACGATTACCGACCCAAACAAACCTGATACTGGTCTACGCTATGTAACTGGTATCGCGCCAGCAGGTACTGCATTCATAATTGCTTGTATGCTTTTGAACAACCCGACAGATTCGCAGACAGTGGTATTCAACAGTGAGAAACTCGAACAGAATGCTACGGCTTCTCCATGGTCGCCAGCACCAGAAGACGTTATGTAGAAAGGAAAACAATCATGAATAATTGGACAGAACTTTTGGTATCACTTGCAGTAGCGGCAGTCCCAATCATTGGAGGAACTAAGACATGCAAAATGAACTAATTCAGGTACTAGCAATTGCGGTTGTCATCGCACCGATCACCACTGGTTTCACCGAAATCTTCAAACGATATACACCTGCAGAGGGCAAACTGCTACCCGTTCTATCAATTGGAACGGGTATTTTACTGGCCTGCGTTTGGGCGATGGCTTTTGGCCATCTTCCCTTAATCGGTGCTTATGCGATGGCAGGACTGCTATCAGGGCTTTCATCTGTTGGCGTTTATCAGATCGTAAAGCCAAATCAGGAGGCAAAATAATGGTATATTATGATAACACTTACGCGTTAGGTGCCAATCAAGGCTCTAGCCAACGCACATCCAATCAGTACATCATTCTGCATGATACTGGCAACGATAACAATCAAGGAGCTAACAGCGCCCAGAATGAAGCGGCTTATATGCGCAATAACTGGGGCAATGCATACACCCATGCCATTGCTGGTCATGATCGCGTGTTTATGGTTGGCGAACCGGGCTATGTTGCATACGGCGCTGGCAGTCCGGCAAATGAACGCAGTCCGTTCCAAATCGAGCTGGCTCACTATTCTGATCCAGCCTTGGCACGTGCGGCTTACGTAAACTTCATTAACGCGGCACGTGAATTTGCAGCACGGTACGGTATTCCAATGACACTGGACGGTTCTGGCAACGGGATCAAGACGCACAAGTGGGTGTCGGATAATCTCTGGGGTGATCACCAAGACCCCTATGGTTATCTGAGTCGTATTGGCATCAGCAAAGCGCAGTTGGAAGCTGATTTAGCAAAAGGCGTTAGTCCGGCATCAACAGTGACACCCGCGCCATCTCAACCGTCGGCTAAGCCCACGTCACAGTCGGCAATTCGCAAAGTACATGTCTTTTATGCTCTTCGCCTTAAAAACGGTGGTTGGCTTGATGAGGTCACAGATTTTGGCTCTGGTGACAATGGATTTTCGGGATTGCCTAATCACCAGCATGATCTGCTGTACATTCGCGTTGATCATGGTAGCGTTAAGTATCGAGTTCACACAGTTAAGAGCGGTTGGATGCCTTGGGTAACTAAAGGTGATCGCAGTGATACGGTCAACGGCTGTGCTGGTATTGCTGGTGAAGCGATTGATGGAGTCCAGATCATCTTTCTTACTCCTGCTGGTGAGCCGTACCAGCAAGCGTATTACCGTAGTCAGACGACACAACGGGCTGGCTGGCTCGGCGTTGTGTGTG